GGCTTTGTGGCCGACGGACTCTAGATAGTCCAGCCACTCCCGTTGTTTCTCGCTAACGCGACCTCCTTTCGATCGCTTCATCTCGATCCAGCAATTCCATTCTGGGATGAAAAGGTCCGGCACTCCGGCGCTAACGCCCTCGGATTTGAGCCTAGCTCCGGCAGACTTTGACCGGCTCTCGCCGTTAGGTATGGCAAAGATCCTGACCTTTGGGTACTGACGTCTGAACCACTGCACGAACAAAACCTGTTCTTGGTGCTCAGTCGGAATCTTTAGAACGGAATCATTGGTGCCCACTCTTGGCACTCGTTTAGTTTTGCGGCGAAATCTTCCGGCGGTGCGATTGAATATTCTTGGCACATTCCCTCCTTAGTGTAAGCGTCACAGGTGTGACAACATTGTGGCTCGACGAGCAGCCTTAGCTCCTCCATCTGCTCAAAGTATTTGACAACTTCTGGCGGTTGTTTATGTCTCATATTTTCTCCTGACGACGTTAAAGTAGCGTCCATTTTTTTCGTAGATAATTTCTGATGGCGGCGTCGATTTGTTCAGCACAACGCTTGCCGCGTACAGACCGTCTGCAGCAATAAGCTCTTCACGACACCCGCTCGACTGAGATATTTTTTGAATCTCGCCGACCGCTTTCTGTCCTGCAAACCCTGGGTTGAGGACGCAAAAGTATTCGTCGATCGGCTTGTCCGACAGCCTGCCGTAGTACGTTGCCTTCAACATATTGTTGCCTGCTCGCGACGTGTACTCGCTCCAAGACCAAGACTTCACCGGCATCTGTAGCTCTGAGTCTGCACCCATGATGTCGTCATCTCGCAGACGCAGCCTCTCGTATGGCTCCTCGCTCGGCGGCCATTCGTATCCGCACTCGGGACAAATCATCACGCTGATGTGAACGATTTCGTGGCAGGCGTCACAAACCTTGATCGGCGCTTCTCCGCCTCCGCCAGACTTGCTTGGCGGTCTAACTCTTGTAATTGGACCGTGAGTCTCGACGTTGCCAGCAAAGTCCAAAACTAGGCAACTATCGGTGTGAGCCTTGGGCCGCAGACCTCGGCCAGCCATCTGAACGTAGAGAGCAGGACTAAGCGTTGGTCTGAGCATCGCGATCAAATCTAGATCTGGAAAGTCAAATCCAGTCGTGAGGACGTTTGCATTTGTCACCGCTTGAATATCGCCGGCCTTGAATCGTTTAAGGATTTCTGTCCGCTGAGCCATCGGCGTTTTGCCTGTCACGCAAGCAGAAGCAATCCCTGAGCCTTGAAGCGTTGCCGCAATGTGCTCAGCGTGATCAACGCCAGCGCAAAATAAAAGCCAGTGCTTGCAATCCCTGCCTCTAGCAATGACTTCTTCGACAACAAGCGTGTTGTTGTCATCAGTGTCTACCGCTCGCTGCAGCTCGGACTCAATATACTCGCCGCCTCGCCTGTGAACTCCCGCGACACTAAGCTTGGTGTCGGTTTTCTTGCTCCGCAACGTGCAGAGATGACCCTTAAAGATTAGCTCTTCAATCGTCACCGGCTCGATCCTGTCGTGAAATAGCGCGCCTGCCTCGTCTATGTATCCATGCCCGAGCCTGAACGGCGTAGCTGTCAAGCCAATGACCCTGATCGATGGGTTGATGTCAGTGAGGCTTTGGATCAGCTCTCGATAGCCTCCCTCCGCTTTGTGAGATATCAAGTGACACTCGTCAACTATGATCAAGTCGATATGACCAACGTCGAGCGCGCGCTTTCTGATCGACTGAATCCCAGCAAAGGTTATCGGCTCTCCAAGATTCTTTTGCCTGAGTCCTGCACTGTAAATTCCCAAGGGAGCGCCGGCCCAGTGCTCTCGCATTTTGTTAGCGTTCTGCTGAATCAGCTCTTTAACGTGGGTCAGCATTAGAACTCGCGTCTCCGGCCAGTTAGTCAGAGCGTCTTTACATAGCTCCGCTACGACGTGGCTCTTGCCAGAACCTGTAGGAAGCACTAGGCATGGATTGCCCTCGTTATTCTTTAACCAGTCGTACAGCAGGTCAATAGACCTTTGCTGGTAGTCTCTAAGTTTCACAAGTCTAAACTCTTTTGAATTTGTGATAACTCTGCCATTTTAGAAAAATTAATCTTTTTATCACCTTTGGTAAAAAATAAAATAGGCTCTGCGTTGACTCCGTTTTTCTTCCTAGAAGTTATCTCGTAACCAATTACTCCTTGAATGGAGCAGTTACTTAATGAAGATAAACAATAGTCTATCAACGGCTGGCAGATTCTGTTGTATTCGTGATTGGCATAGCAGTCACTAATATTGAGAGCGAGAATTCCATTTTCCTGCAGCGAGTCCCACGCAAAAGTAATCATGGGATACAAGAACTCCGTCATCCAGTCGTTAAACTTTTTAAACTTTGTGTGAGACTGCATATCTCCTTGGTACTTTTCAATCTTGTAATAAGGAGGAGAAGTAAAAATAAAGTCAAAATAATCTTCTTCAGGACAATCAATCTCGCTGCCCCTGTACTCAAAAGACAAATTTGTTTTGGTAAGAAAAGTCTGTTGCTGAAGTGCGTATCCAGTAAAGACTAAAGGGTTTACATCTCGACAATAGTAAAAGTCTGCATCCACACTCATCGCCGCAGACAATCTATCTCCCCAGCCGCCACATGGATCGTAAATTCTCTTTGCCTCGAAAAGTGAATAAAGACACTTTGCGGCAGAAGGTCTAAATTGAGACGGAACGTATCCCCGCATTGTCAAAGCGCTTTTGTGGCTATCTTTGTAATAGATAGAATTTTCAATATTCTTTCTTAGTTTTTGATCGTACCAAGCTCTGATAGGAGAGGGAGCAGTCAAGCTGTCGCAGGCCACTCTTGATTGCCAATGATAAAAGTTACTACTCTTATTTCCTACATTGCTTTTTGTAATAACGTAAGGAAGGCATAGGTCTGCATCAATTACAGATCTGCTGGTCCATTCTTTTTCTTTTAATAAAGTTTTAGCATCAAGCATTTGAAGAGAGGCGTAATCAATCATTGCCTCTTTTTCAGTTGGCCTGATCAAAGGGAATTGTGGAAAATTATTCACTTAATAATTCTCCCGTCGAACGCCTTCCTCAACTCTGCCGCGTCACCGCTCGCGCAAAGCTCTGGGTTAGCGATGATTTCCTTTCCAGAATACCCAGCCTCGCCATTCAGGACGTCCTTGCCGCCTATCACATAGATAGTTTCCCACTGGCTTTCGGCCTCTTTCCTTTTATAAGGAACAAGGTCTGGATGAACGACGTGACTGTCGCATCCTTCCTCTTGAAACTTTAAAGGGATCTCGCTCCCGCCGTGACGCTCGCAGTTCCACGTGGAACCTTCTGTGGCCGTGGCATGAGCGCAAGTCCTGCAATTCGCTTCCTTGGTCGGCTCCTGTTCGTGGCAGAAAGAATAGCCAGCACAAAACTTGCAAAGATACCAAGACGGACTTGCTCCAGTACACGGTTCTGGCATTCTGTCAGAGAGCGCAATTCTTTTACCTCGATCGACTGCAGCCTGAGCCACTTTCTTGTTTAGCTTAACTCGCTCGGTGTAAAGCTGATCGTCGTCTTTGCAAACGGCGACGTACAACGCTCGATCAATTTTCATCCCTAGCATATAGGTTTGCATTTGAACGTAATGATTGTAATGAGATTTTTCTACGCTGGCTGCAGAGACGAGCTTGCCAAAGCTTTTCTTTCCATGCGTTTTGAACTCTGCGACGTGCTTTGTTTTTTCAGCCCCCGGAACGCCACCGTGGATTATCCCGTCTAGGCTGCCGCTGATATGACCGCCGAAATCAACCCGAGACTGGCTACCGTCAACATCTATTCCAGCTCCGCGAAGGTCGGCGATGAAGCTGTCCTCTTCTAAATTTCCGCGCCTAAACAGCCGGAGCATTCGACCTTTAAACTTTTCCAAAACAGCCCAACGGAAAGATAGCCAAAGCCATCGGTCGCAATGATGACCGAGGACGCTGCAGCCGAGGTGAGGTCTCGGCGTTTCATTTCGGCTTTCGTGCGCCTCGTCGATCGCCTCGATCAACAAATTTCTGGGCAGGTTTATTTTTGACATTTGGCAATCTCCACCAGCTCTAAACAAAAACTAATCGCCTCTTGTCTGTCTGCAGAAAATCCGACGCACGGTTTGTTTCCGTTCCTGAAAAATGCCTCGTACACGCCGTCTTTTCCTTTTGTTATTTCCAGCTTCGTAATTCTCATTTCAACTCTCCCTTTTTAAAAAAATGAGGGCCGAAGCCCTCGTCCTTTTACTTCTTTGCCCAAGGAGGGCTAGACGCGCTGTCGTCTTGAGCCTCTTGCGCTTTTGCTGCGGGAGCTGCAGGAGCAGCAGGCTTAGGCATTGAGCTACCCTTGCTCGCCTTCCATCCTTCCACATCGTTGCCGGCGGGGTACTCTGTTCCGTCTTTCCCCACGCTGG